GGTAGACAAANCTGCGACCTTAGTGACAACCCGTCTCCGCAGGCATTGCAAACACTTGTTTTGAGAATTAATGAAATCATCAACTCCTCAAAAAATGCAAAGCCAGAGTTGATTGAGCTATACAATAAACTCGCAGATTTGTCTACCGGCGCATCAAATGCCGCCGTTAATTTTGAGATACTGAAAAAATCAACAGATAACCTGACCTCTGGGCAAAAAAGTTTAATTCAACAGTCCGAGAGGAATCTGGCACTCTCTAAACTACAAGGTGCCGCAAGGGCAAAATTAGCGGCTCAATATGCAGCTGAGGATGCGGGATTCTCGAAAGACGATCCGCACACCAAGCGAATGATGGATGATGCTGCCGCGACTTACACCAATCTCGATTCGCATAAGAAGCTGACAGCGGAGCAGAAGAAAGGTGAGAGTCAGGCAGAGAGAAATGCAAAAGTTGTCGAAGAGTACAGCCAGAAAGCAAAATTGGCTGCCGATTCTACAAGCGAACTCTCGCGCGAACAGGCGATACTGGCAGCAAAACAGAAGTTAACGAATGCTACACCGCAGCAGGTTGCTCAAGTTGAACGTGATGCAGCGGCGGCATGGGATACGGCCAATGCTCTCAAAGCCCAAGCCGCCGCTCAAAAGCTCCTCCCTGAAACAAGAGAGAACGCCTCTTATCAGCAGGATATGAAGGATCTGAAAACTGCTCTTGATGGGAAGAGGATTACCCAGCAACAGTACGATCAAACCAGTGAGCAAATGGAGGCTCAGCACCAGGCTAATCTGGCCAAAATACGCTCGCAGCAGGTGGTTAACCCAACCCAGCAGGCACTTGCCGAAGTTGACCCGGTGCAGCAGTTGGCCAACCAGCACGCGCAGGAGCTGGCGCTGATTCAGCAGTTTGAGCAGCAGGGCGTTTTGGCCCATCAGAACGCGCTGGCCCTCAAAAACGCAGCCGACACGCAGTACGAGCAGCAGAGGACCGCAGCTCAATGGGAAATCCTCAGCCAGCAGAGCCTAGGCTACAACATGCTGACGAGCGCGGTTGATGCGTTCAGCGGCAATGCTTCCAATGCAATCACCGGCCTGCTAACCGGCACAATGTCAGCACAGGAGGCGATGCAGTCACTCGGCAATACCATCCTGAACAGCGTGATCAACAGCATTGTCCAGGTTGGCGTCGAAGCGCTGAAAAACTACATTCTCGGTCAGACGCTCGGCGCTGCATCGGTGGCGACCTCAGTCGGACTGGCGGCAACTACCGCTTCCGCCTGGGCTCCGGCGGCCGCGATGGCATCGCTCGCCTCATTCGGTGCTAACGCTGGCCCGGCTGCAGCTGGTATCAGTTCGACGGTGGGACTGGCTAACGGGCTTGCGCTTGCCGGCGCTCGCTACAACGGCGGCCCGGTATCAGCCGGCGGCCTGTATCAGGTCGGCGAGAAAGGCAAGCCAGAGATTTACCAGGCCAGTACCGGCAAGCAGTACATGATCCCTGGCGATAACGGGAAGGTCATCAGCAATAAGGATATGCAGGGCGGCGGCGGGTTGAATGTTCAGGTAGTCATCAACAATCAAGCGTCCAATGCAGAGCCGCAATACATGGGGGCCACTCAGAATGACGGCAATTATGTTCTGGAGTTCCTGATTTCTGATGCGGAACGCAATGGACCATATATCAGCACGCTACAATCTACTCTTGGGTTATCACGTAAAGCAAAAGGAGCATTTTGATGGATTCAGATGTCAAGAGTGCGGGCCCAGGTGAGAGTATTACTAGAGATTTAGAATATGGAACTCCAACTGTCTTCTGTAATAATCGGCCAGTAAAGTTTCGCATTGAAATGACTAATGGGTCGGCGCTGGAAGGGATCATCCCTGCCAACACGGATTTTATTGTCACGCTTCAACCAGGCGACATTACTAAGTTCGAAATTATCGTTGAAGACATACCAAGAGAACCAGCGATTGTAGAATAAGCCAAACCCGCTACGGCGGGTTTTTTATGCCCGGAGGAAACGTGGCAACAGTTCAATACCCTCCGTTCCTGCCGCTTCCCCAGCGCGCCGATCAGAACATGACGCAGGATACAGCCTGGCAGACGACGCAGACGGCAGTCGGCCCATTGATAATCACGCCGATTACTACTGACTTGAAAGCAACCTGGACGCTGCAGTGGATTTTCACTCTTGCCCAGGCCGAGCGGTTTAAGTCATGGCTGCGCTCGCCGACATACTGCGACCGCGGGCGTAACTGGTTCCAGATGCCGATCGACCTTGGTGATACGCAGGGCGTTCAGCAGCAGACGCTGCATTTCGTCGATATGCCGGTGCAGACCAGCAAAAACGGCAACATTGTCACCTGGAGCGCAACGGTCATCAGCAACGGTATCGAGGACATTACCGAGGACTATGACGACTGGATCGTAGAGGCCCAGCCAGGCTACGGATACTGGCTGGATTACCTGATCACCGAAGTTATGCCGAGGGCTGACTGATGCCGACATTGAGAGAGTGGAAGGAGCGCCGGCCGGCCAGCGACATCAAACAGACGGTGGAGTTTTATCACCCTGCGTTTGGTTATTACCGGGTGGTCAATAACCTGTTTCGCCCGGCGACGTTTGGCGGAAACTCGTTCGAGCCTGCGCGGTTCAGCGTGACCGAGCCGGCGCAGGATGGAACGGCGGTCATATCCATGACGATCACTTTTGTCGCCGCGACGGAGCATGTCCGTCAGACACTGAAAAGCTGGCGCGGGGCGGCGCGCATGACGCCGATAAAGTGCCTGTATCAGCAGTGGAACGCGATCGGCGATGCATCATCCCTGAAAGACTGGACGCTTTACGTGAACGACATTTCAGCCGATGCCAGCAACGTCACCGTGACCGCCGGAAAGACTAACCCGCTGACGCTGGCCAACTCCATCATTTACACAACGAAAGACTATCCCGGGCTAATCACCGTATGACACAGAGCGACTTATGACACAGAGCGACTTTATCGGGCTTGTTAACGGCAAGCCCTGGGCTAACCGCGCCTGCAGTTTTGAGCAGATGGACTGTTGGGGCCTGGTGGTTCTCTATTACCGGAATGTGCTCGGCCTGGAGCTGCATCACATCGCCGGCTACGAATCGGGCGCGGATTTCATCACCTGCTATGAACAGGAACACGCGCACTGGCGGTGCGTGCCGGTGGCGGCCACCGGATGCATCGCCGTTTTTTACCGCGGCGAAGTGCCGGCGCATATCGGTGTGATGATCAGCCCGGTTAAGTGCCTGCATGCCCGCGGGGAATTCGGCTTCGTACGCTGCGACAGTCCGCTGGCGCTTCTTAAGGTTTACAGCCGCGTGGAGTACATGATTCATGGTTCGATATGAGTTACAGAGGCTGCCTGGCGCGCCGCTGCAGCGTGGAACGGTAGATGCCGACACCACGCTGGTGAGCCTGCTGGATTCCCTGCAGCTGCACCGCGATGTTGTCGTGAAACTGAATGGCCGTGCGCTTCCTGACGACTACGATATCAGCCGGCCACTGCGATCTGGCGACGTTGTGGCTGTGTTCGACCAGCCAGAAGGCGGGGTTGGCAAACTCATCACCACGATATTACGTCCGGTCACGAAAATCCTCTCCGGCGCGCTGAAGGTGTTCGGCCTGTCAAATAAGCCCAGTGCGTCGGTATCGGTGGCGACAGGCGAATCCCCCAATAACGACCTGACCGGCCAGACGAACCGCGCGCGGCTCTACAAGGGGCGCCCAAACATTTATGGCCAGTGCCGCGTGTTTCCCGATTTGATTCAGGAAGCGCTGTTTGAGTTCGTCGACAATAACAAGCAACTCACGGAGTGGTTTGAAGTCGGTTACGGCCGGTACACCATCTCATCGATCCGCTACTCGGAATCGAACCTCGGCAGCCTGGCGGGAGCAAGTTCTGCGATTTATAACCCGGGTGACGTGATCGGCACGATTGAGGTGGGGTACCAGTTCGATGACGTCGATAACGAGACAGTCCCCGGCCTGAACGAAAGCCAGGACTTCCCGGCCCAAACCGCTACCACGACGGCGCCGACATCAGTGGCGATCGAGAGTAATCAGCTAAAGGCTGTTGTGCTGTCGAACGATGACAACTTCAGCTATTTTGCTGCGCTGGCGGTACCTCATCCCGTGTCATTCGTCATCAATGCCACCTGGAACGATGGCGGCACAAGCGTCACACGGAACGTCACTGGCGCCGGGAATATCATCTCCTCGGAGAGCTTTATCGGCGACGATACGCTTTCTTACACGACGTTCTATATTGGCGAACTGTCGGGAGAAATTACGTCTCTGCCGGGCAATGCGGTTATCAACGCGACGCTTTTCACGCTGAATGACCAGACCCCTCTGGTTATCGGACCGTCAGTGTCGCCAATTGTCTCGACTCAAGTGTGGGTGCATGTGCTGGTCCAGCTCGGCGCGACGGCCGGCACAACGCAATACCGGATCAAGTTCTGGCAGGTCGATGACGACAACAATCAGGTGCCCGGTACGTCAGAGCAGCACGATTATTTCTTCGATAACGATTTCCAGGTGACGACCCGGTATTTCCGCACAACGCACAAGTTTGTCCCGGCAGCCGGGGCGGGGCGCTATGCGGTGACCATCGAGCGCCTCGACAACAGCAATGACGCCAACGTCGTGACGCTGATGGCGATCCACGCAGTGAACGTACGCGAAAACGTCGTGTATCCGGAAGACACGATTGCCCGTATCACTATTAAGGGGTCGAACGATAGCAACAGCAACCGCGAGCAGAAGTACAACATGCTGGCGCAGCGGCATACCATCAGCTACGACCAGACAACCGGCGCGGTCGACTACACGCTCCGCCCAAGCCGCTCGTTTGCTGATGCCATCCTTCACGAATGGGTGGTTGTCGGTAAGCAGGACGTAGCCAGTATTGACGTCGCGGCGCTGTATGCCATTGCCGATTCGCTGCCTGATGAGGCGCTTGGGTATTTCGATTACACCTTCTCGGATGAGAAACAGCCGCTTGGTGAGCGCATAGCGACGATCGCCAATGTAGCCCGCGTTGATGGCAATAATATCGGCGATGTGCTGACGTTCTGGCGTGATGAGAAGGTGACAAATCCCGATGCGGTTTTTGCGCGCTCAAACATGTTCTGGGACGAGTACAAAGTGGCATGGCAAATGTCTCTCCCAGGTGGTTACGACGGCGTGGCGCTGGATTACGTCGACCCGCTGACGAACAAGAAGGCTTACATCTACCTGCAGATCGACAGCAGCGGCATCACCGAGGTTGAGGACGCTACCGTTAACGCGATGCAGATCAGCCTGGACGGCTGCCGCAACGCCACTCAGGCAACCGATCGGGCCTGGCTTGAGGCGAGGAAAATCCTTTACTCACGCCTGACCATGACAGTGAAAGTGCTGGAGTCGACGCAGGTGGTGAGAGGTACGGTGGTTCAGTGTCCGGACATGTACGACAACGCGCAGCAGACTGGATACATCACCGGACGCTCCGGGGATGTGTTCTCGACGTCAGAGCGTATCGACTTTTCTCTCGGCGATATGTGGGTGGTGATGACCGACAGCCTCGGCAATTACCGCGGGCGCTGGCGGGCCTATCCGGTAAGCGGCAAGCCCAAAGCATTTCAGGCTGCAGCCGATACCTTCGATCTGGCCATTTATGACCGCAATACGGTGCAAAACCCCAGCCGGTATTTCATCGCTACCGACTCGGAACTTAATTCTACTATCTGGCGCGTCGACAGCGCCAAACCCAACGGTGATGACACACAGACGTTATCACTGATCGAATATTCAGACTCAATTTACCCATAATCAACTTTCGCGCACACCATCAGATTCGTTTCTGAGGATTTAGTGCGCCTATCAAGGGCGACATGCACAATGGCAGAAGTTCCACTCCCAACGCCGACGCAGGTTCCGGTACCAAGTACCGATATCCGTAATGCGGTATTTGCAGGCGCGAAGCTTGACGAAGAAGTTACTGGCACCGGTGAATTCTATACTGACCGTCTTGGTGTAAAGCGCCTGACGAACACCGGAAGAAATAATCAGTTCGATGCCGCGCAGCTGGACAGAGCTAATCGGTTTGAGCAATTCCTTCTGTCCTCCGGCTACGTTTTTCTTGGCGACTATGAGGATGGTCCTTTTCAGTTCAGCGCCCGTAACCAGTACATTCGTTACGACAACCAGTATTACCGCCTGAATGCTGCTACTGACGTCGGCTTTACGACCACCGGAACCGATGCGACCAGCTTTGCGAACGACGTTACTCACTTTGTTCTGATGGATGGTGACACGCTTCGCCAAAACCTGGGTTCAGACGAAGGCGCCGATTTAGTCGCAGGCAAAAAGCCATATACTGGCACTATGCGGCGCAAAGTAGCAGAAATGCTGTCGGAAACAATCTCCCCGTGGGATTTTGGTTGCAAACCTGATGCAGTCTTTGACCCGGTAACACAACGCCTGATAGACGGCACAGATAATACCGCTAACCTGCAGCGAATGTTCTCTGAGGCGCATTATCATGGCGTGGAAATTAACTTACCGTTCAGTGGCAAATTTGCCAGCAAGTCCCTTTATTTACATTATGATCCTGTAAAAAATCCAGACTGGACCGACCGCCCTGGTCGCCTGACAATTCGAGGAAGTGTTCTTGGTCACGCAACCGGAGATGTAGAGCGTCAGGGGACGGCGATTTATCATATTCCCGGAGAAAACTCGCCGTTAATATCAATGATTGGAGAATTCAGTATTTCCAACCCGGCAGCAATGGGCGGGTATTTTGAGCTGTCTTCATTGAATTTAATCGGCAGCCAGGACAGCTCAGATGTTCTTTTATTGCAGGGAAGTCAGGGGCAGATGAAGCTGGAAAGATACGATGTAAAAGTACTTAATCCAGCTGGTAACGGGATAACAGAAGCCACTACCTGGGAAACGCTTCATCTTCTTGGGTTTATACGTGGGCCAGCTACAGGAGATGGTTCATGTACCGGTATTGGTTTGAATATCAAATCTGATGGTACTATTGGTCAGATTAATATGAAGCAATATCTTCTCGTTAATGTGATGAAGATGGGATATGGCATCCGGGCGGGGCGTCGTGAAAAAACAAATGGAACTTTGGGCCCATTGGTGTTTACTGGTGGGCAAACTTCTGGTGCTGATCATCACGGGATGTGGCTGGATGGCGGGGTAATTTCTTTCACATCAATAGGTCAGCAGCATGAAGGATGTAGAAAAAATGGTATTAGAATAGATAATATACTTGAAGATGGGGTGGTAAGCTCTGATCTTGCACGTACCATTAAATTCCAGCAGAACTACATTACTGGCTGCGGCCGTATTGAGGATGGAAGTCAGGATAGTTATGGTGTAAATATTGTTAACGGCGATGGGATTGAACTGGATACTTTAACGTTTAATGAGGTGGGTAATGGAATCGCATTCGATGCCGCAAACGTAGATAACCTGTTAATTCGTCGCCCACATTTTCGCACTGTTCGAGCGTACGGAACATCTCAGGGCTTTGGTATCCGTTCATTCTCCGACGGAGTGCCGCAAAAACGTCAATACCTTGAACACCCGGTATTTAACCAAACTCCGGCCACACAGATTGATGATAAAGCCCGTGAAATATTTGGTCGCGGAGCGGCAGGAGGTCGAATCTCATTTTCGACAAACACACCGACGCCGAGTATTATTCACGGCTCAGGCTCAGGGAATGAGTCGTACCGCATCCTCAATTTTAACAACACGACAGCCACCACTATTACCAACATTACCGGAGGCACACCCTATCAGCGCCTGCTGATTACATTTTCAAACGATGCAACCACGATACAGCACAGTAGTAATATTGTTCTGCGTGGCGGTAAAGATGTTCAGGGGACGGTAGGGAAGACGCTGGAGCTGTACTACACGGGGTCATTCTGGCAAGAGGTGGGAGACCCGGTAAGAGCGCTCACTGGAACCAGCGCAAATCGACCATTCAGTACAGCGTTTCCCGGTATGGAATATTTCGATACCACGCTGAATAAACCCATCTGGCGTAATGCGGCCAATAACGGCTGGGTTGACGCGGCGGGTAATGTGGTCTGATTTATGTCCCGCCCCACGGGGCGGGTAATTTTATTTACTGAATGGGTAATCTCATGTCTTTTGTAATAAATAAAACGCTGGAGGCCAGCGTTATTGCGGACAGTGGCACGGCGATTGGCTCGGTTCAGGTCACGGTGGATGTGACCTATACAATCACGTTGATTCAGGTAATTGACGACAGTACAGCCTACGCCTCGGTATCGGCATCAGTGAACGGACAAGCGCCAAAACAGGTTGACCAGTTTGAGTTTAACTACACAATGGAAGGTGGGAAGAGCTTGTTTGAGCAGGCAGAAAGTAACCTGCTCAGTAGCGGAAAATATGCTGGCGGGATAGTTATCTGAAAAATACCGCCAGCTTATAACTGGCGGGATAGACTAAATGTCAAAAGTAAATGTGGTTTGTATTTCAGACTCTGTTTGTCCAGTTAATGCCATGCACTGATCTGCTGCCTGAAGTATGGCGAAGCGATCGAGGGCGAGTCCCTGGACGATGTTACTGTTATCGGCGTCGTGACGTTTACTATCTTCGATGTGCGCCAGGACAATGCGGTTGTTTAGTTGCCGTCAGCTCGAGGCTGCTGTGTCGTAGATGTGGCGTGACAGGAATGCACGATAATGACAGGGATGTATTCAAACGACACGAAACGACACAAAACCGGATGCGAACGCGGAAAACATGTGTGATTACAGTGTGTTATTTAACGCTCTACTTTCTTCTAAGCCGTAGGTCACAGGTTCGAATCCTGTAGGGCGTGCCATACTCACTTCTCTTAGCGTCCCCTGAAGTCTACTCAGCCCAGTATATACGCGGCATTTTCAAATATTCCATTACCTCAATGTCTTCTATGATTCATTGAAATCCACATTCATGTGGAGGGAGATTCCTGTTCAATGAAAGGAGATACCCCAGGTGAAGCTCGCAGCCCGCCAGGTCGATATATCAAAACTAAGGACAAACCCTATAAACTGTCTGATGGCGGTGGCCTTTAGCACCGTTTGATGCGCGTGAGCTGGAATGCATTATTGTCAGCCAACGACACGTAACAGCAGGGGCACTTCATTACCCGCATCATGTTTTCAGACCGATAATCAGCGAGCGCTAAGCATGGCGGCTGTGGTAGGATACAGTTGCTGTCAGGAGCCCTCCTCAAAAATATTAAGGCTTGGGTAATATATGAATACTCGTTCGTTATATTAAAGGAACAGGAGCCTGATTTCACATGTCAGATATTGAACTTGAAAGATTTAAGGCAATGCTTCGTGATGAGTCTATTGATGACCTGCTAACCGCGCTTGCGTACAAGATTCCTTTGTACAGATTAGACCCATTAATCATCAGGGGGCGAACAGAGCACATTACAAATGCGGAATTAATCGAGTCGTTTGACCGATTATATCAGGCCGGAATTTTGATGACTGGTAAGAATGGTCAAGTAGTGAAGGGGCCTAAATGGGTTGAACCAGAGTTCGTGAAAATGGAGAAATACTTTCCGCATCCGCGGTAATAGCAACATCCAGATTACCCGAAAATAGGTTCATGGGCACGACGTAACCGACTAACTCGAACACCTTTGCAGCTATGTACTTTTATCCTCTAGTTTCCGCTATCAATCCTGGATAGCACTCAGGGGTTTATTAAGTGGTAACTCATCAGCAAAGATGTGCATGCTGTCGATGACTTGGCATTCATTGAGTTGGCGCCTGGCGGAGCGTTAAACGGATTCATCAGTAGTTGATCGCCTGGTCTACCTATTGCAAGACAACGTTTAGCCTCGCCCTGCTTTTTGCAGTGATACTTACACTATCGCTGGCTTCTGAAGGGCGTCGGACATAACGCAAATTATGCATGGTTCGTTACACTGAACTATTCATAATAGTCGCGCATTACGTTGAATATCCGCAGGCTATATACCTGGTAGACTCCTCACTGGAGCGGGGCCCGTACTCACATTTTGCGGGCAGGGTAATACACCTTAAATATTTGAAGGGATAGGATACTTCAGCTCGATGTGCGGCGCATCGCTTAGCCGCCGGCCAGATTTTGCCATCAGGTATCCGGCGATTTCTTCAGGCGTCAAATCGACATGAAGCATGTCTTTATCCTGAAACCATTCATCTGGCCAGTAGATAAGGTCGGATGGATTGGCATCAAAGTTTTTCTCAAGCAGTCCCAGCGCGTAGCTTTGTTCAGATTCCTTACCTTCGGCCTGACACACAAACTGGATGATCTGAATCAGCTCATCCCAGGATAAATCCGCCACGTATTTTTCCTGATTAAACGCCATCCGGGTGAAGTCTTTTGCACTGGTCCATGAAGAGAAATCCCGGAAATCAGAGAATGCATACGGGTTAATAACCTGGCTATTCCAGTCATTTATCAACATTTTCAACCCGGCATCCTCTTCCTTAGCCCCGTTATCAATTTGCGCCAGTATCTCTTCGGCCATGTCCGCTAGCTGTTTCAGTTTCTGGCGGTTTACTTTGGCTGGTTGCAAACGTTCGGGTAATGGCATCAGGTTATTCCTTGTAAAATTGAGTGCATCAGTGACAAGCTATGCTCCCATCCTGGCCAAACATTTATCCAAAGTCTATATACAATCAATCCCTCTTCTGACAACGAGCGTCTAACGGTATAAATATCAGCGGTAGGTCCCGGACGTTCGTTACCCGCTATCCGGAAAAAATCTACTTTTCAAGATGAAAAGTGGCTTCGCAAACCATATCTGTTAGCCGACTTCTCTGTGCAGGAGGCCGCTTGCGGCCTGTTTCAGAGTACACCCAGTTGTACCATTCCCCGCCAAATAACCGCAATCTGATAACAAAAAGTTTAATTTTTTTCCCCGCCGCGCTGACTATAGTTAGGGCACTTTCACTTGCCCAATAAGGTTACGATTATGAAATTAGTTATCGCCTCCGTAATTTCTCTACTCAGCTTCAGCGCGCTGGCGGCGCCAGAGGGGACGCTCAGCGTACACATTCTTAATCAGCAAACCGGGCTCCCTTCACCGGGGGTGCAGATTGAGCTGGATAAACAGCAGGGGGAGAGCTGGCAGCATATCGCCACCGGTAAAACGGATGCCGATGGGCGGATTAAGTCGCTCTATCCGCAGGCGGAGAATATGGAGCTGGGGGTGTATAAAGTGACGTTTAAAACCGGTGACTATTTTAAAAGCCAAAATATGAATACGTTCTTCCCGGTGATTCCGGTTATTTTCAATGTCACAAAGCAAAATCAAAAACTGCATATCCCGCTGCTGCTCAGTCAGTACGGATACTCTACCTACCGCGGCAGCTGATGACCCAAGCCGCTATCCAGCCAACGCCTGCGCGGCTTCCGCAGGCGTCACACTTTTCTCGCACCACGATGTCCACGCCTAACGCTCGGTCTCTTTCTCTTTAAAGTGTTTAACGGCTTCGTCGTACATCGCCAGCAGGCCGGAAATTTCGCCTTCATATTGCGGCACGCGCTGGGCGCGAACGAGCTCAATCAGCAGCGCATAGGCTGCTTCTTCCGGGGCCGCATGTGGATTGATCAGTCCAGACAT